CCGGATGGCCGCGATTTTTTTAAGGTGGTCCCACCCACGTGCATTGGTCGGCCACTGAGAACGCTCCCTCAAAGCCTATTTAATTCAAATGTATTATAAATACTTGGTCCCCAAGTACTAAAGCTAAACATGTGGGATCCACTTGTAAACGAGTTCCCTGAAACCGTACATGGTCTACGGTGCATGCTCGCTGTAAAATACTTGCAGTTAGTTGAGCAGACATACTCTCCGGATACGTTGGGGTACGATCTCGTGCGAGATTTAATTTTAGTTATCAGAGCTCGAGACTATGTCGAAGCGTCCCGCCGATATAGTCATTTCCACTCCCGCATCCAAGGTGCGTCGCCGGCTGAACTTCGACAGCCCGTATGTCAACCGTGCTGCTGCCCCCACTGTCCTCGTCACAAACAAAAGGAGGACGTGGGTGAATCGGCCCATGTATCGCAAGCCCAGACTATTCAGAACGTACAGAAGTCCTGATGTGCCCAAAGGTTGTGAAGGCCCATGCAAAGTCCAATCGTATGAACAGAGGCACGACATATCCCATGTGGGTAAAGTATTATGTGTTAGTGATGTCACTCGTGGTAGTGGGCTTACCCATCGTGTTGGTAAGAGATTCTGTGTGAAGTCCGTTTATGTATTGGGTAAAATATGGATGGATGAAAATATCAAGACGAAGAACCATACGAACACTGTGATGTTTTATCTTGTTCGTGATAGAAGGCCCTTTGGTACTGCTATGGACTTTGGTCAGGTGTTTAACATGTATGATAATGAGCCCAGTACTGCTACTATCAAGAATGATCTTCGAGATCGTTATCAAGTTTTGAGGAAATTCACTTCAACAGTCACAGGTGGTCAATATGCTTCTAAGGAACAGGCGTTGGTTAGGAAATTTATGAAGATAAATAATTATGTAGTTTATAATCATCAAGAAGCTGCTAAGTATGAGAATCATACTGAGAATGCGTTATTATTGTATATGGCATGTACTCATGCCAGTAATCCAGTGTATGCTACTTTGAAGATCAAAATCTATTTCTATGATTCTGTTCAGAATTAATAAAAATTGAATTTTATTATACTTGATAATTCTTCATCAATTGTCCCCTCTAATACATTGTATAATACATGAGAAAATGCCCTAATTACATTGTTTATACTAATCACTCCCAAATTGTCTAAATATTTAATACATTGATACTTAAATACTTTTAAAAAACACCAAGTCTGAGGACGTAAATGAGTCCAAATTCTGCAGATTAGAAAACATTGGTGTATCCCCAACGCTTTCCTCAGGTTGTAGTTGAATTGGACTTGGAGTGTTATTACGTCGTGGTTCGTTGAGAACGGCCTCTGGTCGTGCTGGGTGATTTTGAAATATAGGGGATTTCTGACCGTCCAGATATACACGCCATTCTCTGCTTGAGCTGCAGTGATGGGTTCCCCGGTGCGAAAATCCATGATTGTGGCAGCCTATAGCTATGAAATAAGAGCATCCACAAGGGAGGTCAACTCGTCGTCTCCTCGTTGTTCGCTTGGCTATTTTGTGTTGCACCTTGATTGGAACCTGAGTAGAGTGGCCGTTGGATGGTGACGAAGATCGCATTATGTATAGCCCAATTTTTTAATGCGGAATTCTTTTCTTCGTCTAAGAACTCTTTATAGCTGGAATTGGGTCCTGGATTGCATAGGAAGATTGTTGGGATACCACCTTTAATTTGAACTGGCTTCCCATACTTTGTATTGGATTGCCAGTCCCTTTGGGCCCCCATGAATTCCTTAAAGTGCTTTAGATAGTGGGGGTCGACGTCATCAATGACGTTATACCAAGCATCATTGCTGTATACCTTTGGGCTGAGATCAAGATGTCCACACAGATAATTGTGTGGTCCTAACGACCTAGCCCACATTGTTTTACCAGTACGACTATCACCTTCTATCACAATACTAATCGGTCTCAAAGGCCGCGCAGCGGCATTGACAACATTATTTGCAGACCATTCATGAAGTTCTTCTGGAACTTGATCGAAAGAAGAAGAAGAAAAAGGACAAACAAATACCTCTAAAGGAGGTGCAAAAATCCTATCTAAATTAGCATTTAAATTATGAAATTGTAAAACATAATCTTTTGGAGCTAACTCCTTAATTACATTAAGAGCCTCTGACTTACTGCCTGTGTTAAGTGCTGCGGCGTAAGCGTCATTGGCTGATTGTTGTCCCCCTCTTGCAGATCGTCCGTCGATCTGAAACTCTCCCCACTCGAGGGTGTCTCCGTCCTTATCGATATAGGACTTGACGTCGGAGCTGGATTTAGCTCCCTGAATGTTCGGATGGAAATGTGCTGACCTGGTTGGGGAGACCAAGTCGAAGAATCTGTTATTCGTGCAGACGTATTTTCCCTCGAACTGGATAAGCACGTGGATATGAGGGCTCCCATCTTCGTGAAGCTCTCTGCAGATTTTGATGTATTTTTTGTTGGTTGGGGTTTCTAGGTTTTGAAGTTGGGAGAGTGCTTCCTCTTTAGTTAGAGAGCACTGTGGATAAGTGAGGAAATAATTTTTAGCTTGTATTTTAAAACGACGCGGGGGAGGCATTTTGAGCGTCGTTTTGTATTGGAGACAATCAACTCTATGAAATGAATTGGAGACTGGAGTACAATATATAGTGTGTCTCCAAATGGCATTCTCGTAATTCCTCATAGAAATTCAAAATTTGAATTGGTAAAGCGGCCATCCGTATAATATTA